CGGAAAAGAAGATCATCCAGACAGCCCACACCGCCGAACTTGCTGTTGGGTTTGGTCGTAAGGTCAGAAACCTGGTGAACACCCCGGAATACCAGGAAGTCTTCCCAACCAAACTTTCGGCAGATTCCAAGGCCGCTGGCCGATGGAACACCAACAAAGGCGGCGATTACTTCGCTATCGGTGTAGGCGGTGCGGTAACCGGTAAGGGTGCTGACGTTCTCATTATCGACGACCCCCACTCAGAACAAGAAGCCATGCTTGGCAACCCAGCCGTCTATGACCGGGTCTATGAGTGGTACAACGCCGGTCCTCGCCAGCGTCTGCAGCCAGGAGGGGCTATCGTGATCGTGATGACCCGCTGGTCCAAAAGAGACCTGACGGGACAGATCCTTGGGAACGCCGCCAAAAAGGAAGCCGCCGAATGGGAGGTCATTGAACTGCCTGCCTCGCTGCCAAGTTCCAACCCGCTGTGGCCAGAGTTCTGGAAAAAAGAAGAACTGGAAGCCATCAAACTAGAACTCCCTGTCTCCAAATGGGAAGCCCAGTACCAGCAAAACCCGACCTCCGAAGAGGGCGCAATCATCAAGCGGGACATGTGGAAGATCTGGGAGGGGGACCGGGCACCGACCTGTGACTACATTATTCAGTCCTGGGATACAGCCTTTGAAAAATCGAACCGGGCGGACTACTCTGCCTGCACGACCTGGGGCGTCTTTTACAAAGAAGTCGATGGGATCGAGGTGGCCAATATCGTGGTTCTGGATGCCTACAAGGAAAGACTTGAGTTCCCGGAACTAAAGAAGGTCGCCTACGACATGTGGAAAGAATGGCAACCTGACACCTTGCTGGTGGAGAAAAAAGCCGCCGGAGCGCCACTGATCTACGAACTTAGAAGGATGGGCATCCCAATATCAGAGTACACACCCAGCAAAGGCTCGGATAAGATTGCCCGTGTAAACGCAGTGTCTGACCTGTTCGCATCGGGCATGGTCTGGAGGCCGGAAAAGAAATGGGCAGATGAACTGGTTGAGGAAGTCGCCTCTTTCCCTAACGGAGACCATGATGACTTGGTGGACTCGACAACGCAGGCATTGCTGAGATTTCGTCAGGGAGGATTTATTCAGTTGTCCTCCGACGAAGAAGACAAGGCGTTTTTTCCTAAGAAGGCGGCTTATTACTGATGTGGGTTCGTATCTCAATCACAAGGAAGGATTGGACGGACTGGAAGGTCATGAAGGACTATTTTCTGTGGAGAGTCTTTAGTGCCAAACGAGCCATAAAAAATCCAATTAAATGGTGGCGCAGACGGCAGCGGGTAAAACAAATTAACAGATACCTATTGGGTCTGGCTAAAAAAGGATAGTTTATGGCAATCGAAAAAACCCTTTATGAGTTACCGGAAGGCGTCAAAGAAGACGAAGTCGGTGCTCCTGAGATTGAAATTGAAATTGAGGCCGATGAAGGCGAAGAGCCTGCCGTCGAAGTCGAGGTCACAATTGAAAATGAGTTTGACGCCAACCTAGCGCAAGAAATGCCAGAAGGCGTTTTGCAATCCGTTGCAGACGACATTCTGGACATGATCAGCCAGGACTTGACGTCCCGCAAAGAATGGGAAAGAACCTATCGAGACGGTCTTGAACTCTTGGGATTGAAAATTGAAGACCGAACCGAACCCTGGGATGGGGCATGCGGTGTTTATCACCCAATCCTTGCGGAGTCGGTCGTTAAGTTCCAATCTGAGACCATCCTTGAGACATTCCCCGCTTCTGGTCCGGTAAAGACCAAAATCATCGGGAAAATCACCCGTGAAAAGGAAGAATCCGCCGCCCGTGTTCAGGACGACATGAACTACGAACTCACGGAGGTCATGAAGGAGTACCGCAGCGAGCACGAAAGACTGCTGTGGAACCTGCCGATTACCGGGTCAGCGTTCAAAAAGGTCTACTTTGATCCCAGTTTAAACAGGCAAGTGGCCATGTTTGTCCCGGCAGAAGATGTCATTGTTCCTTACGGGTCTTCTGATCTTATTTCTTCGCCCCGGATTACCCACCGGATGCGTAAGACCGAGAACCAAGTACGCAAACTGCAGGTGGCAGGCTTTTATCGGGACATCGAACTGGACCAGCCAGACCGAAATGTCACCGAAATCGAGCAGAAAAAAGACAAAGAAATCGGAATTAAGGTGGTCGATGAGGACCGCTATCTGATTTATGAGGTGCATATCGACTACGACATGCCCGGATACGAAGACGAAGACGGGATTGCCCTTCCCTATGTCGTCACAATCGTGTCAAGTGGGGAGATTTTGTCGATTCGCCGCAATTATTTGGAAGACGATCCCCTGAGAAATAAGCGTATGCACTTCACGCACTACGTTTACATCCCAGGATTTGGCTTCTACGGGTTTGGACTTATCCATTTGGTTGGTGGTTTCGCAAAAAGTGCTACATCTATCCTTCGACAACTTGTTGACGCAGGCACCTTATCGAACCTCCCCGGTGGATTTAAGTCCAAAGACTTGCGTGTTAAGGGCGATGACACCCCGATAGCGCCGGGTGAGTGGCGAGATGTGGACGTCACCGGCATGACAATTAAGGATTCTGTCGTCCCGTTGCCCTATAAAGAGCCTTCTGCAACTCTTTATCAACTTCTTCAGACAATCGTCGATGAAGGACGTAAGTTTGCGTCCGTGGCTGACCTGAAAGTTGGCGATATGTCCAACCAGGCACCGGTTGGCACGACTTTGGCGATCCTAGAGCGCACATTGAAGGTCATGTCTGCAGTTCAGGCCCGTGTACATGCGGCTATGAAGCATGAATTTCAATTGATTGCGGCTATCGTTCGGGATTACACCCCCAAGGAGTACAACTACGACGTAGACGCTCCGAAACGTGCCAAGCAAGACGACTACCGGACCACGGAAATCATCCCGGTGTCCGATCCGAACGCCTCGACTATGGCCCAGCGGGTGGTTCAGTACCAAGCCGCCCTGCAACTGGCAGGAACAGCGCCGCAAATCTATGACCTTCCACAACTCCACCGGCAAATGCTGGAGGTTTTGGGAATCAAGAACGTGGCCAAGATTATTCCTCTGTCAGAAGACCACAAACCTCAGGATCCAATCACTGAAAACATGGGAATCATCACCGGAGAGCCAGTCAAGGCTTTCCAGTACCAGGACCATGAGGCCCATATTCGGGTGCATTTAAACGCTGCACAGGATCCAAAGATCCAAAAACTGATTGGTCAGAACCCGCAAGCCCAGGCTATCCAGGGCGCTTTGGCAGCACACATTGCCGAGCACGTTGCAATGCAATATCGGGTTGAGATTGAAAAGATGCTGGGTGCCCCTCTTCCGCCGGAAGGAGAACCGCTGCCGGAAGATGTGGAAGTTCAACTATCTCGTGCCGTGGCAATGGCGTCCGACAAACTTCTCCAGAAAGATCAGGCAGAAGCCGCCATGCAGCAGGCTCAGGCCGCTGCCCAGGATCCGATGATCCAGATCCAGTTGCGAGAACTTGCCGTCAAGGAAGCCAGAGAGGCAAGAGAAGCCCAGAAAGACCAGGCAGATATTGCCTTGAGGGCCAAGGACATCGAACTTAAGGACCAGCGTGAGCGGGAAAGAATCTTGACACAGGCAGAAATTGCCGGTGCTCAGGTAGGGGCCAAGGTTGGCGCAGACCAACTGAGGGCTGAGATTGAAGGAGCAAAGATAGGAGCGAAAGTTGGGGCTGAGAGAGTACCTACTAAACGAGATTGAAAAGGATCAGCAGGCATTGAAGGAGTCGTTGGCCTTCAAGCCGGTTGAGGATTACTCCGCCTACCGAGAGGCGGTGGGGGAAATCCGTGGTTTGCAGCGTGTCATAAGACTAATAGAGGACTTGCCAGATGAGTAACTTACCTGAACCAAAAGGCTACAAGATCCTGATTGCCATACCGAAGTTGGATTCGACCTATGGCGCTTCGGGAATTCTTCGCCCTGACATAGAGAAGAAAAAGGAGGAATCGGCCTCCCAGACCGCCCTGGTGGTCAAGATGGGATCGCTTGCCTATAAGGATGAGGACAAGTTTCCGGACGGGCCTTGGTGCCAAGAAGGCGACTTCATCATCATGAGGGCATATTCCGGAACCCGGTTCAAAGTCTCGACGCCTGAAGGCGAACAGGAGTTCCGCTTAATAGACGATGACAGTGTCGAGGCTGTTGTCGCAGACCCACGAGCGATTGCTCGCATTTAAGGAGTAGGAAATGGCTGAAGAGAATCAACAACTGGAGTTTGACGTAGAAGGTGAAGCCCCGGAGATTGAAATTGTTGATGACACCCCAGAACCAGACCGAGGGAAAACCCCTATAGGTGAGGTGGAGGTCACAGACGACGAGATTTCTCAATATTCTGAGAACGTCCAA